GCCATCACGGACGTTTCGGCCCAGGTGCTCGCCGGTACTTACACGATTCAGGAAGCCGTGCAGCGGGCCTTGAACGATTTTGCTGACCGAGGTTTAACCGGGTTTATCGACAAACTAGGCAGGCAGTGGTCACTAGCAGGTTACGCGGAAATGGCGGTACGGACCACTACCGCCCACGCTCAGATTCAAGGGTATATGGACCGGTTGGCCGCTAACGGAAGAGATTTGGTGATAGTTTCGGACCACATGGGCGAGTGCCCTCTGTGCAGACCGTGGGAAGGCAGGGTACTTTCGATCACTGGGACGCATCCTGACTACCCGTCTGTTGCGGAGGCTACTGCTGCTGGTCTCTTCCATCCAAACTGCGGGCATCGCACGCATCTATACACTCCGGGTCTTTCGATGGACCTGCCACCGCAGGGTGACCCCGAGGACTACGAAAACCTGCAACGCCAGCAGGAGTGTGAGCGGATGGTGCACCACTGGAGGAAACGAAAAGCTGCAGCCGTTACTCCTGAGGAAAAGCGGAAAGCGGAAAAGCATCTGGCTCACTGGCGAGCGGAGAAGGCCAAGGTAGACGAGAAGGTCAAGGCCAGCGGAGAGAAAATTCGAAAGCAGTACGATAAGTGGTTGCAAAAGCCCGCCAAGGTTGTCGAGACGGAGGCAGAGTCTCCTCTTCCAGGGGTAGATGGCGCAAACCCAGAATGGAGGAGAAAGTGGGAGCAGACTGTGCAGATGTCCAAAGAAATTGACAGGTTGGCTGAGAAGCACGGCATGACCCCTGACGAATACGAGGACGCTGTAGCGGAACGGCTGAAAGAGCTTGTAGACCGTTCACAGTTTTTTATTCGAACTCCCAGCGACGTTCTGGAACAGATTTTGGCGGACGGGCGTTTCAAGTCTCAGCATGAGACAAGCAGTGCAAGGGGGTATTTTAACCCACAACTAAGGGCAAACTTCGAACAGGAGGTTTTTGGAGTTGGAAAGGATAGCCCACTAGAAACCCGTCCAATTTACGGCTATGTGGATGCTCCGGGTGGTTTGAGTGCCAGGGGATGTCGTATGTACGGGGACGTGGTTGTGACCCTGAAGAAAGACCGTGTGCTGGAGCGGACCACCATCATAGGCAGTGACAGTCTTGATGCAAACAAATGTGGTGAGGTAGTACACCTGGTACCTGTACCGGCAGCAAAGCCTACCGTGCATGGGTTTCTCCCTGGGGAGTTGAAGTATCAGTCTACCTTCAAAGATCCCCTGGAATTCGAATCTTTGCAAGACGCTTGCTCTCCATACTGTGAAGCTCAGTACCACGGCGGAGTAACTTTGGACGACATTGACTACATAACCTTCACTGGTACCAGCCCTAGCCCGAAGGTGAAGCGTCTTCTGGAGGAGAAGGGCATCAAGTACCAATGCCTGTAAGTTCAGCTAGTGGGTGCATAGAAATGGAAATTGTAGCGAAACGAGGGGAAACCTCATACCTTTTGGAAACCGCATCTGGAATAGGGAGGGTGTTGGATCTGGAGCAGAAAGTGCTGTTCCCGGAGTTCAACATCCAATCTATCATAGCACGCGGGTACTGGGAGCCTTACACAGGTTCTCAGGATGAGCTGGCGAATCTGCTTTCGCAGGTCCGCATCGAGCAAGCCGACGGGCTTAAAACGGAGCGCTGACGAGCCTTAAACGGGAGGATAAGATGAATTTCGAGAGCTTGGGGAAGTTCATACGCTACTGGACGCCGGATGGCGATTCCGGTGGAGCCGGTGGCGGAGGAACTGGTTCAGACGCCGGGAACCACGACAACGTAAAAACAGGCGGGAGTCCCAACACCGGGGACAAGAGTCAGAGCGGTGGAGCTGTTAAAACCTTTACCCAGGAAGACGTGGACCGCATTATCGAACAGCGCCTGGAGCGTGAACGTTCAAAACACGCACAGGAGTTGGAGCGTGCCAAGATGGACGAGCTGGAGCGGACCAAGGCTGAGAAAGAAGCAGCCGACAAAGCTCGGCTTGAGGCCGAGACTGCCCGCGACCAGGCTCTGGTCTCTTCGGAGATTCGGGTAGCGGCACTCGTTGCAGGAGTCAAACCGGAGCGACTGCCCTACTTTATAAAGCTTGTAAACTCCGAGGGGATCTCCGTGAAGGACGGAGTGGTGGACTCCAAGGCCCTGAATTCGGCGGTTGAAGCCGTGCTTAGAGACATGCCCGAATTCGTCGGCAAACCCGGCGAGAGCAAGGGCGGGTCTGACATGGGCAGCCAGGGTGGAGGTAGCGATGACGAACTGACTGAGGAGAAAATCGCCCAAATGTCGAACGCTGAGCTGAAGGCCAACCTAGCCAAAGTGCAAGCGTTCTATGCCAATCGGAGGAAATAGCACATGAGCGTGCAAAACTTCATTCCCGAGCTTTGGGTTGCTCGGATTCTCACCAAGCTGCGTAAAGCATACGTGTACGCCGCACTGTGCAACCGCGAGTACGAAGGCGAGATTAGACAGGCCGGAGATACCGTTCGAATCGGCGGTATCGGACCGGTCACCATCCGAGACTACGACCCTGGGGTCGCACTGGTCTCGGAAGAGCTTGAAGATGAGCAGCAGATTCTACGAATCGACCAGCAGAAGTACTACAACTTCCAGGTTGATGATGTAGATAGAGCTCAGGCAAACGTTAACCTGCTGGCAGCAGGTATGGAGGAAGCTGCGGACGGCTTGGCTGACGCTGTTGACCAGTACATCGCAGGCTTCTACACCCAGGCGGGTAGCACCACACAGTTGACTGCGGTCAACTCGCAGAACGTGCTGGCCTTCTTGCTGACCTTAGGGCAGGCTCTCACTGAGAACAACGTGCCCAGAGTGGGACGGTTCGCGGTCATTCCACCGTGGATGACAACCAAGCTCACCCTGGCTAAAGTGTTGTTGGCTGCAGACGTTGCCAACGACGCCTTTACCAATGGCTACGTTGGCAGAGCAGCCGGGTTCGACCTGTACGAGTCCAACAACGTCCCGACTACCAACCAGGGTACCGAGTACAAGGTTATGGCAGGCACGACAAAGGCGATAGCCTTTGCCGAGCAGCTGACCAAGACGGAAGCCTACCGCGTCGAATCGGGCTTCAAGGACGGAGTTAAAGGACTCTTGGTATACGGTGGGAAGGTCGTTTACCCAGATGCCCTGGTTGTTGGCGACTGCACGCAGGCCGCCGAGCCGTAAAAGGGGATACCGATTTGCGTAAGTCCACCTGGGCAACGTCAATCCTCCTCTTGACCGGACTGCTGCTAGGGCTGGACAAGCCAGCCCTGGCTCAGCAGTCTATCATCAAGGAGACCAACTAACTGGATTGGCATCGACGTAAACGCCGGGTGCACAATGATCGTTACTGATGCAGATTAAGAAAGGAGGCCTAAATTGGCCGATCAAGTAATTACTCCAGTGAAAGTCACTGGTGAGGACGTTTTCAAGGCGCTGACATCTGCCAACTACGCGTCACTGACCGCAGCCAACGACGGTGTGCTGACTCCGCCGAAGGACGGTTCGTTCATCCTGCACTTTATCGTCACGGACAGCAATGGTGCAACAATTACCGTCAAAGCCGGATCCGGTATCCTGCACAGCCAGGGCGACTTGAGTTCAGGAGCGCTTGCCAAGAACAACGAGCGTATCCTGGTGTTGCAGAGTTCTCGGTTCAAGGTCTTGAGCGGAACGGACCGTGGAGACATTCGTATCAAAGTGAGTGGGGCTGTTTCCTGCGCATGTCTGCAACTCATACCGTAGGAGAGCGCCTGTTTAAGCGTGTTTTGTTGGTGCCGGGTCCATAAACCCGGCACCAGGAGGAATACTCTATGACCGAGGTATCTAGAAACTTTGAGTGGAAAACCGGCGGAGGAACCACCGGAGCCATCCAGCGCCGAATTCGGGAGCACGCCTCTTCCCAGGAGCCAGCTCCCGTAGAGTCTACCAACTTGCCTGTTGTAGGCGACCGGTTCTACACCCAAACGTTTGGACCGGTGGAGATTGTGAAGACCACGGCTAAAAACGTTGTGATTCAGACGCTGGACGGAACGGTTACCAAGCGCTGGACCTGGGACACCTTCCTGGCGGAGGCAAGCCCGTTAGAAGACTCCGGCAAGAAGGGAGGTTAAGCCGTGGGAGCTATTATCCCGATTGTCGATTACCCGATTGAAACGTATACTCCTGACGACGGCAGTGTAACTGATGCTAAATTAGCGGATGCACTTGGTGCCCAATTATTTGGGGCTCCATCAATAACAGCGGACTCTCCCACACCAGGAGGTACGACTGCTAACGTAGTTATCCAATTCAGAGATATAAAGGGCACTAACGTCGCCAAATACTGTGTAGCTAGGGTGTGGATATCCGATACAGCCGGAGGTAATCCTACTATGCAGTCGCCTTCGGGTACTGAGGCGGTTGTTAAAGGGTTTAGGTTGCAAACAATAACAGCTAAAACTCACTGGATTTGGAAATCGAATTCCGATGGAATGATTCAGTTCTCAATCATTAACAGCACGTTCCCAAGGACTTATTACGTCAATGTGTCAATCAACGGGCGTGTATACACATCGCCATCTATCATATTCCAAGAACTTGGTCCTGAACTTTAGGAGTAAGAATCAGTTCATCGATACGATTCCACCGGACTCCATATAGGAGGTGGGGTAAAATGGCTACTTATTGCTGTGATTTAGAAAAACTGACTACTTACCTGGTGGGGCTTGGGCTGCCTGTAATATCCTGCGCTACCGGGCATACAGGGGTAATAATTGATACCGATAGGGATTTAACTCCTGAAGAGCGTGAGCTCCTTAGCAGGGTTGTTGTAGGGCCGTTCGGCGCATTCCTCGCGGAAGTGTCTACAACGTCCTTGTTGAGCGAATAGGAGGCCTCTAATGGGCAATTACGTAATCCCCTCTGACGTGGCCGAGTATCTGCACCAGGACGAATCCTCACTGCCCAGCTCGGTCGAGCGCTTAATTGACCGGGCCGAGGAGCTGGTGGACTTCGCCACTATGAACCGGGTGGACGTTACCGACACGACACGGCTGGCTTTGGTGCGGAAAGCCGTCTGTGCACAGGTGGAGTACTGGATCGAGAACGGGGAATCTGCGAGCCTGGGGGGAGCCGTCAAAAGCAAGCAGGTCGGCAAGGTTTCCGTTACCTACGCCACTTCCGACAGGGGTGGCGACGGAAGCGGTCTCTGCGAGCGGGCTTGGCAGCTTTTGATGCAGTCCGGGCTGCTGTACCGTGGAGCGCTTCTGAAATGAGCCTGCTTGGAATCTTCAAAACTGAGGCTGCACAGCTTGAAACGTACTTGGGGGAGAGCGGAACCGGCATACCGCAATACGGCGACCCGGTTTCGGTAATGGGTGTTTTCGAGCCGAAAGCCAGAACCGAGCGTGGTACTGGGTCGTACTCGGAGCTGAGAGGGGATGACACTCTGGCGGACCTGGAAGGGTTCCTCCCAGCTACCACGTCCATCCACCCGCAGGACCGTCTCACGCTTGCCGGTAAGCGGTACCGCGTGCTAGAAGTTCGGGAGATGAAGCTGGAGGGTAAAACCCACCACGTTGAGGCTCTCTTCCAGGAGGTGGTCTGACGTGCTGAAAACCAAGTTTGTGTGGCGTGGCAAGCTTGCATCCGAAACTGTTAGACAGGCAGCCCTGGAAGGCTGCTTCGAGGCAGGGGAGGAGCTTTTGAGGGTAGCTAACGCCATGTGTCCTCACGACACTGGCACGCTGATGAGGTCTGGAGAAGTGACTACCCACATAGGTAGAGCGGAAAGTTCCACCTCAGGTGGGGTGGTACGCACGGAAGACCCGAGACTTCCGGCGGGCGAGACTGAGATCAAGGTGCACGTGGACTATGATACGCCTTACGCGGTTCGGCTCCACGAGCATCCTGAGTACAACTTCCAGAAGGGAAGACGAGGCAAGTGGCTTGAGGCTGGCCTGCGCAAGGTGCAGCCCAGGCTGCAGAGTCACATCCAAGCCAAAGTGCAATCAGTGCTTGGCTAAAATGAAAGGAGGACATATGTCCAACGCATTTAACGGCACCGTCAGGGCCGTTGTTACCAACAACTTCGACAACATATTGGACCTGGCTACCGTCCGTGACACGCTCGCAATTTCCTGGGAGCAGACGCTCACCAACGGCGACGCAGCTAACAAGGCCCAGGTTCAGTGGCATGATGAGCGTACACTTAACGCTGGGGCTTCCGAGTCCCTTGACCTTGCAGGCGCACTTTCGTGTGCCTTTGGGGTGGTGACCTTCACGAAAATCAAGGGAATCGCACTCCGAGTTACCACAGCCACCGCGAACTACTCTATCCAGGTAGGCGGTGGAAGTGATGGGGAGGGCACCAACGCGGTCGCAACCCTTTTCGGTGCAGCAGACGATGTTCTGAAAATCCAGGCTTCCGGTATGCTACTTCTTACAGCTCCGGTAGACGGGTACGCCGTTACCGCCGGAACCGGCGATATCCTACGGGTGCATAATCCCAGCGCCGGAGCCGTGACCTACCAGATTGCCATCTGGGGCACCGGGTCTGTAGCGTAAGTCAGGGGGTTGGCGATGCTTCTACAGGAAATCGCGGCATACCTGACCGGTCATGGCGTAGGCACCTATACCGATTCCGCTGGAGGTGACATCTTCATCTGCACCATGCCGAGCGAACCGGACGAGCTTATCGCCATCTATCCAACCGGTGGGCCTCGATCCGATAGCGCCAACGCCTACGAGAACCCGTCTGTACAGGTGCTGGTGCGTGGTGGAACCGACACCATGGCTGCTTTTGAGCGTGCTACCTTGATTTACAACCTACTCCACGGGTTCTGCAACCGGAGCTTCGTGCCGGGTGGTGTATACGTAGTGAGTTGCCTGGGAGAGCAGAGCCAGCCCGAGTGGATTGGACGGGATGAGCTTAATCGGGGCGAGTTCTCGATGAACTTTGTCCTACACGTGCAAAATAAACACAGGAGGAACTAGCATGGCTGGGGAAGTCGAGGTCCTGGCGAGAGGTTGGACAATTTATGTCGACAAGCTCGGCGGGACCAATTACGTCCAGATTGGGGGCCTGAAGACGCTGACGCTTAGTAGCAGCAAGAAGGACGCCCAGATCACCGATTTTGAAGACCAAGGCCAGGAAGCCCATCTTGTGGCAACCCGGACCAAGGAAATCAAGCTGGTGGGCAACTACCTGGAAAACGCAATGGGTGTCCAGGACCAGGGCCAGGCCGACATGGAGTGGCTTGCAGAGCAGATTGGCGCTGCGTCACTCGGTCGGTTCAAGCTGGTCAGCCCTTCGGGGAAGGCACGCTCTTTCATGGGCAGCGTGGTAATCGATGACGTTGGAGGCAACGTTGACGAGGCTACCGGCTGGGGGGCAACCATCACCAGGTCAGGTCCTGACCTGTAAGAGAAAGGACAAATCAAAGTGAGCCGTTTTAGAGACTTTGATCTAGCTGCAGCCGAACGCAAGGCCGAACCGCTGGTTTTCAGGTGGGCAGGACGGGAGTATGAGCTCCCGCCTGCTCTTCCAGCAGCGATTCCGTTGGAAGCGCTCCGGCTGCGAATGGAGTATGGGACTGAGGCCGACATCCCTGAGCACGAGATGTTCAAGCTCGCCACAAAGCTACTGGGCCAGGAGGTCTTGGAGCAGATTGTGGCGGATGGTATAGACGTGGACATGCTCGGAGAAATCGTGACGTGGGCCATCCGCGAGTATCAGGGAGTGGCTGGACTCGAAGAAACAGAAGACCTGGGAAACTCCCAAGCCCAGGCTCCACTTCCAGAGACCGCTGGATCTTAGAGCACTGGGCATTCATAGAAGCTGACTTTCAACGTGAATATCACATAGACCTGCAAATCGAGTTGGACACAATCTCCTGGAGAAAGCTGCTGGTGCTGATTCAGGGGTTGTCGCCGAATTCGGCGCTTGTGAACCACCTGCAACACGGACGCAGGATTATTACAGATCCTGAAGAAGCTGAGCGGGTGGTGGATAGGATTTGGTAGCATGGCACTTAAGGTAGGAGAGCTTTTTGCTTCGTTAGGCCTGGACAGCTCTGGTTTCAACCGGGGGCTAGATTCTGCAGGTGAGAGGCTGGACGCTTTTGGCGGGCGGATACAGCGACTGGGATTCATGCTTTCGGCAGCAGTAACAGCTCCCCTGACAGGGCTTGGTTATGCAGCTGTCACTGCAGCTGGGTCTATGGAGCAGACGCGCATAGCGCTGACCACAATGCTGGGCAGTGCAACCAAAGCTGACCGGTTCATCCGAGACTTGCAGCAATTTGCCAGGACCACGCCTTTCGAGTTTAAGGGCCTGATTGAGAGCTCAAAAACGTTGATGGCCTTCGGGTTCGAGGCCCAGGAAATCCTGCCCATAATGAGGGCACTTGGGGACGCCATCTCAAGTATCGGAGGCGACTCCAATACGCTCGACAGGGTCATACTGCAGCTCGGGCAAATGAAAACCGTTGGCAAGGCCAGTATGGCTGACCTGAGACCTATAGCCCAAGCAGGCATTCGAGTTTTCGACTACATGGCCCAGGAGATGGGCAGGTCCAAGGCTGAGATCATGGACATGCTCGGCAAGGGCGAACTGGCTGCGGAACCTGCTCTGTCTGCTATTTTCTCGGGACTTTCGAAAGACCCGAAGCTCAAGGGCATGATGGACAAGCAAAGCAAGAGCTTTCTGGGCATGCTGTCCAACCTTAGAGACCAAGTGAACGAGGTGCTGGTTCCTCTGGGCAAACCTCTTGTCTCAATCGGGAAAACCCTGCTGACCGCGATGACACCTCTGGTTAACGTCATTACCAAGTTTGCGGAAGCTCTGGCCCGGTCTCCCAAGTTCGTACAGGTGCTCACGGTAGCTTTCGGAGCTTTAGCTGCTGCAGCAGGGCCTCTTCTCATGCTCATTGGCAGTATCGCTAGCGGGATTGGGACACTGGTTTCCGTGGGACCTGCTGTAGGTGCAGCCCTGGGAGGTGCCTTTGCGGTTGTTTCAGGGCCGATAGGCTGGGTCATTGGGGCGATTGCAGCCCTGATAGCGCTTATCGTTGCTGCTTATAAACGTTCACAAGGATTCCGTGAACAGATGCAACGCCTCTGGAGCACGCTCAAAGAGTTGGCCCGAACAAGTTTGGAGGTCTGGAAGAAACTGGCTGAGATTGCAGCTCCCTTCTTCCAGAAGTTCGCGAAATACAATCCGGCCATTTTGCAGCTAAAGCTGGTTTTCAATGCCCTTCTTCTGATTCTGCGTGGTGTGCTGTATCTACTGCTGTGGGTGCTGGACAGGATCCAGCTCATAGCGGAAGCATTCAAGCGGCTTCTGGGCCATATTGGTGCAGGCAGGCGAACCCTGCTGACTCTCCTGGCTGAACTAGGCATTCTCGCTGTCAAGGATGCAATGTACTCCCGCCAAATCGTGAAGGAACGCAAGCGCCAAGTTGCAGAAGTTGCTGAAGCAGAAGCCCAGGCCGTGCTTGACCAGCTTGAGAACCAACGCAAGCTCCGAGCGGAAGAACGTCAGCGACGTATGGAGCAGATAGGCTGGCTGTCCAGCGCTTCGGAGCTCTGGACGCGGGGCATGTCCGGAGCGCTGAAGGCTGCGGAAATCGGGCCGAAAGCCCCGTCCGTTATGACACCTGAAAGTCTGCCCTCAGCTGCCGAGCTGCGCAGGATAAGCGAAGAACTCAAGGAGCAGACCGAGCTGCAGAGAAAAACGCTTAAGGCTGTTCAGCAGAAACTAGGAGCTGCATATGCCTCTTAAAGAGCAGTACGAAAATTGGGAAGTGGAATTCACTCGCGACGGAGCACGCGCACACCGCGAGTTCCTTTGCCGCTGGGAAGAAGCTCAGATGCTGGCTCCAAAACCTGGCGAGCCGCATCCGTGGTGGCCTCAGCTGACGGTCTCGAACGTGCGGTTCGAAGGGTTTGGGAAGCCGACCATGACAGTATTCGGGGCCAGGTTCGAAATGCTTCGGCTGCTGGTTGACTACAGCCTAGAATACCGCAGGCCGAACCTGGACGATCCGCCTCGTATTACTTGGGAATACGCCAGTGAAACGCTCTCCGTGGCAGCGGGCCGCACTTGGGACGACATCTCGAAGCCCATCGACTACGAGGAGCTTGCGGACGCTGTGGTTTTCCCAATGCGGACGCTTAACATTGACCTGACTGTACGCACTGTTCCGCAGGCCGCCATCGACTCACTGGTTGGCAAGATCAACGATGCCCAGTGGACTATCACAGGTTCCGACGGTCAGACGCTTGTAGATGCGGCTGCGGAGACCCTCCTCTTCCAGGGAGCGGAGCAAACAGGCGTTTGGGACTTTACGGACGAGCACTGGTACTGGAGGTTGTGCTACAGATTTTTGTGGCGACCGCGCAGCCACAACCAACTCTGGAGGCCACCCCGTCGGGTCTGGGATGCCGAGGCTGAGGACTGGGCACGAAACGAGGACGGAACCTACCAGTATGTGGACGGGCCAGAGGGCCAAGGAGCCTGGACAACCACCACCCCCAAGCTCTACGAAACAGGGGACTTTGCAGCCCTACTTGAGGCACCTGATGAAGAAACTACCGACCTTTAGCCCCCTGCAGCCCATCAAGGCTGACCAGTTGAACGATTTGGTTGCAGCTATACGGGAGCTGCAGAACATAGATGTGGGACCGGGATTGTCGCTCCGCCGGAATGCGAGTGGTGTCAGCATTGCTCTGAAAAAACCACAACCAGAAGCGAAGGGCGGGGCAGAATCCTGCTCAACAGACACCCCAAAAACCCTCACCTGCACGCCGGGTGATTTGGATACCGATTCCTGGGACCGTGACGCTGATGGAACAGGTGTTATAGTGAAATATATCACCAAGTTCCGATATGACAAAGCGACACACAAATTGCAGGTCGCCTATCGGACTGAGACAAAAGACTCGTGTGGGAGGACCATATCAATCTCAGATGAGCCTGCTTGGGTCGATGTGACGACTGCGGAGCTTTGCGACTGATGGCGCTTACCAAGCTGATAGACAAATTCAGAACGAAATCCTGGCGTGCGGACGGGAACCTATACATCCGGACTAGGTACTTCGGCGCAGGCCCAAATGGCGGGTCGGGTTGGCAGTATGGGTCGATTGCCCATATAAACCTGCCCTTCGCCAACCTTACTGTCAGTTTGGGTCATGGTCCTTATCCAAGTCCGAGCGTGTGGTACGTGTGCCCTGGCGACCCGTCGTATACGCCAGACATTCAGACCTTTGAGTTTCCGGGAACCTACAACGCTCACGGAGGGGAGTTTGTTGGGGGTCTTACAAAAACGACCCAAGTGGATGCAAACCTGCAGGCGATCAACCCATTGACCTGGGAACCATGCGTGCCGCTGGCCTATCCTGGGTTCATCAGCGAGTACGATATAGCTGTTCCATTCTCAGTCGAGGTAACCGGTACATTCGACCTTTGGGGTGAGGAGGAGGATATTCCCGACGGTGCTGCTACCCCTTGCGGAATATCGCCTGACTCTACACTCCCTGACCTCTACTGCTACAGATTGCCCGACCGGTCATCAACATGGTTACTCGGGCGGCGGCTAACCCTGCGTGAACGTGTGACACCTACAGCAACGGATGAGCACGGCGACTACGGATACGTAACGGTCACCTACAACGTAGACGGGAATGTCCACACAAAGCAGGTTAAGGTCTACTCCGACGTATGGGCCGACGATAACATAATGAGCTGCCACCTGGCTGGTGCAACCGGGTTCAGGGGCTGTCCAGGCGGAGTAGCAGTCGGGCCGATGGCAACCGTGACGTTCAGCCGGACGTTCTCAGATGGTGAATGTGATCATACCTATAACGGCGTCTGGGACGACTACATGCCTGACGCCTATGGCAACCCAACTCCAATTAGGGGACGAGTTGTTGTGAGTGGGGACACGATCAGCCTGTATGGCGATCTGAACTGGGATGACCATTACGCCGTGACACATCAGGACTTTATAGCATGTACCTTTTACGACCGTGCCGGCGCCCACACGAGTCACTACGGCGGACATCTGAAGTACGCGGATGGAACGGCTGCATCAGGTGTGCAGATGATGCTCCGTGAGGGCATGAAACCTACCTACCATCCGCCTGATGACACCAGTTCGATAGGCAGGTGGCTCTGGGATACACCGGTTGTTTTCACCGACTCTACAGATGTCACCTGGGGTGGATGGTGGCAAATGAACAGCCCTATTATTCTAGACGAAACCTCTGGGCCGTACTACATCCAAGCAGGTGAGGCAACGTATATTGACCTGCCAAACGAGCCTGCAGGTAACGAGCCTATGATCTCTGAGGGGTTGATCTCAATTGTCAATCTGGAGTCGCTCGGAGAACCCGTGTTCGACCTTGATAATGATGGCAATATTGAGCTTAGTAATCCCGATTATGAGTACGCGGACTGCCGCGTGCTCCTTGAACCTGGAATAGCTGAGAGTGTTTTCCACTGGGACGCAGCTCAGATAAGCGTGGGGCTTGGACCTGACGGTACCTCTGACCCTATACTCGATTGGGATGGCACTGGTTGGACTAAGAGCAGGGTTGACCTGGATGTGTCTAGTTGGCCGTATGCACCCGGAGGCGTCCAGGTTGATGACGCCGTGGCCGGAGACTGGATAAGCCGTACCTATTCAGATCCGAGCTTGAGGCTGACAGGCACGGCATTCGCCAAGGTCAGGTGGAGATCAGCTCAGGGTGGAAGCATCGAACTATACATCAACGGGCATAAGTGGATTCTTTCGGCCTCGTCAGGCGGAGACCACGAAACGATCATTGACCTCTGTCGCCCGGACTGCACGGCTGAGCCTGGAGGCTCAGGTGGTACTGGGTCGCTGCAGGCAAGGGCATCTGATGGGGCGCTGCTTTATATCGAGTCAACCGGCGCGCTTGCTGCTGAGTGCTGCTGTGGAGAGAAGGCATCATGCGCTGAGGCAGCGCAGGTGCAGTCAGTAATTCCAATCGAGTTGCCGCGAAACGCCTTCTTCCCACCGGCAACCGGAACGCCTGTGCATGGGCACGAACTCGGAAGTGGTTGGGGGATAGGCCGGGTAGTAGAGGTCAAAATTGGTTTCCCGGATGCCGGAGATTGGACTATTTCAGATTTACGCCTGTACCGCAAGCCGTCTGAAGACCACGGATTTGTCGAGGTGTGGATAACTCCGCAGGGATCATTCAATAACAATCGAGTTGCCATCCGTGTCGATGGGATGGATGGGGCAATCGAAGGTGCAGGTGACGCCGGACTATTCTATTCTGGTTTCTCGACCGATACCACGCACGAGATGACTTACTATGAGCAGCGTATCGGGATTGTCGTTGTCGATGGAGCAGTAGTCGGTGAGATTACGCTCGGTGGGCCATACTGGATTGATGGTATAACGTATCCGGGTTGGAAATGGCTGTTTCACGACTTAACAGCGGGGCCGATGCCGTGTTTCCCGTGGGATGACTACGAGACTCCCACACGGCATTGCGCGAACGGTGTGGGAGAAGTTGTCAGATTAGCACCTCCCTCAAACATACCATCCGCTTTTGCGGCCTACCTTGACCCCAGGTACGGCACGCATATAGGAGTCGAAGGGCTTACCCTCACTGCTACCTACAGGTGTGACGCCATCCAGACTCCTGTAGGATTCGGCTCTGTAATCGGAGGCATCCACAAGGTGCTCGGCGGACTCATTACAGGAATTGCGTTTAATGGCGCCAGACGCGCGTCTGAGGTCTATGTGCAGATAGACTCAGCAGGGCCTGATACCCAACTCGTACAAACCAACAAGCTAGGTTGGTTTACAGCGCTCGTCAAGACTACAGAGGATGCTACGGTGTATGGGGCAACAGCAAACATCACGGTCAGCCCGCGTAACCGCCACCACAGCCGGGTTATCGTTGAGGTATAGTTGTGATTACCAGAATACCAACGAGGGGCTTTCCTGCGCAGGCTGATAGCTCGTCAGAACTCGACAGACTTCTAGGAAGCTGCCCTCATACCGAAACTGTCCAGGCAGAAACCCGCGAAATACGGAGTTGCTGCGGAAAGTCCAAACGAGTATACCGGGTCCACCGGTGCCTGGTGTGCAATGCACCCATAGCTGTCACACCTATCCCGGGAGGGTAAAATGCTCTACCTTTTGCAAACCGGACAGGTCAACCTGCCGGTTCCGACCGACTACACCCAGTGGGGTGTCATCGGAGCTAACGTGTTCGTGGTAATCGGGTTCCTCTGGTTTTTATGGAAGGAACGCGAGGACCGGCGTTTAGAACGCCAGAGTTTTCTGCAGACCATCGAAAAGATGATCGAGGACTCAGCCCGTTCCAGCGAGGAAACGCGCAAAGCTCTGGAGCGCTTCACGGACATTCTACGAGGCTGCCCTGCAAGAGACAACTTGCGTAGTACACACGGGAGGTAAACCCATGGACATAAACATTTTGATTGAGTACGCTGCGGTAGCGATTCTGACAGCCCTGGTAGGCTGGCTCATTCGAAAGGACAAGCTACCGAAATCCTGGAAGAAGTGGCTGGACAAAAAAGCTGCAGACGGCACTACCCTGGAGCAGATAATCCGCCGGTACGTCCAGGAGGCGCAGTACCTGGCCGTTGCCGATGGTGCAGCCCGCAAAAAGTGGGTTATGGACCGGGTCATGGAGTGGGCTCCTGGCCACATCGGGACGGTGCCACCGATTGTGCTAGAAGCGCTGGTTGAAATGGTGTACTGGGCGCTGAAAGAGCGGAAACGAAAATGAGCCTGTTGAGACACTTCGACATGCCGGCTGAACCGTACGCTCCAAATACGTCGCCAGTAAAGCCGAAGAATACAAGCCGTGATTAGGGGATTCCAGCACGGAGAAATTTGTTGAAGAAGGTGATGTGTAATGGTGATGAGTCCGATACACTGGTTTGGCGGCAAGAGTGCTAGGGTAAAGAAGCTGCTACCGTTGATACCGTATCACTACAGGTATGTTGAAGTATTTGGTGGAGGTGCCAGTCTGCTGTTAGGGAAGCAGCCTGTGCCTGTAGAGGTATACAATGACCTAGACAGCGGTCTGGTAAACTTCTTCCGTGTGCTGCGGGATGAGGCTAAGTACGCTCGGTTGTGTAAGTTAGCAGCACTTACACCTTACAGCAGGGAGGAGTATAACTACTGCTTAGACACCTACCAGGCTGTAGATGATGATGTAGAACGTGCCTACAGATGGTTCATTACTGCAAGAAACAGCTTCGGCGGTCTGTTCGGGGAGAGCTGGGGTGTAAATGGGATGGATAGTAAAAGGGGTATGGCAGGTAGAGTATCCGCTTACTTATCCGCTATAGATAGGTTACCTGAGGTGCATCATCGGTTGATGCGTGTAGTTATAGAGCATAACACATGGGAGCGTATAGTAGAGGTGTACGATAACAGTGAGACGTTTATGTACTTTGACCCGCCTTACGTGCCCGGTACACGTAGAGAAGGTAAGTATAAGCATGAGATGACGTTGGAAGACCATGAGCGTTTGGTTGATACCCTGTTACGGATACAGAGCAAGTGTATGCTTAGTGGTTATGAGCATGACGTGTATAAGCCTTTGGATGACGCTGGTTGGGCGCGTAGGACGTTCGATGTGGTTTGTTCTGCTGCTGCCCGGACCAAAGCTACAGGCATACAAGGTAGGGGTGCATGCCTAAAGAACCAGGGGCGTATGGAGGTAGTGTGGATGAATTATAAGCCTGGTCAGGTTACGGTATAACCGGACGCTCTACGGGAGGCGTGTCCACAGACGGGCGGATGTGCCAGGACACAACGTTGTCCTAGGTTACAGCCGTCCTGGGATTGGGAGGATAGTAAGATGACATTAGCGGAGAAGGCCATCGAGTGCGCAAAACGCAGTATCGGGGTCAAGGAGGACACCAAGCCGAACTGGGGCAAGTGGGTATCGGTCTACCTGAAATTCGTAGGAATTCTGTTCCCTGCGCCGTGGTGTTC